CCCAACGACACCGGCACTGCGCTCGGTGCTGCGGCCTGTCACATGGTGCAGCAGGAAGGTCGATGGGCCATGGACTGGAGCGCATACGCTGGGCCGCAGCTGAAGCTGGGCAACGTCAAGTCCGGCATCAAGATGAGTCCGGCGCAGCTCGGTCGCTACATCGCAGCCAACCCAGAGGAGCCGATCGTCGTGCTGCATGGCCGCGCGGAGGTTGGGCCTCGTGCGCTGGGCCACCGCAGCATCCTGGCTGCGGCCACCGTCGCCGACAACAAGCGCAAGCTCAACGCCATGAAGCTGCGCGAGGACTTCCGACCCGTTGCGCCGCTGTGCCTGGAGCAGTACGCACCGCTGGTGTTCGAGCCTGGCACACCGGACCCGCACATGCTGTTCGAGCACTGGGTGCGCCTGGACTGGGAGCACCGCGTGCCTGCTGTGGTCCACCTGGACCTGAGCGCGAGGCTGCAGACCATCAACGCCGAGCAGTGCCCGGTGGTCACGGAGATCCTCACTGCGTACCATGCTGAGACGGGCATCCCGTTGCTGTGCAACACCAGCGCCAACTACAACGGCAAGGGATTCTTCCCGGACATCGAGTCGGCACTGCGCTGGGGCGGCACCCGGTACGTGTGGGCCGATGGTGCGCTGTACTCCAAGTTCAATCTGATCTGACTGAGGATCCCAGCATGAATGTCACACTCATCAACCACACAGCGGATGCGGAAACGCTGCTGCTGTTCACCAAGGCCACTCGGCTCACGCTGAGTCCTGCTCTCATCAACGAGATCCGCGCGTGGCCTCCGGAGCGCAAGCGTGAAGAGCTCAAGTACATGGCCAACACGATCCCCAGCAGCTGGGAGTTCGTCGAGTACACGTTCTTGGTGGAGGGCGTGAGCCGCGCCTACACCCACCAGCAGGTGCGCACGCGTGCGGCCAGCTACGCTCAGCAAACCATGCGCGTGCTGGACATGGGCGAGTTCGACTACGTGTTCACCGAGCGCAATCTCGAAGACCGCGCGGCCGAGGCTCTGATCAAAGACTGCCTCAAGAAGATCAAAGCGACCTACAAGTCGCTGATCGCACTTGGGCAGGCACCCGAGGATGCGCGCGGCATTCTGCCCACCAACATTGCGACCAACATTGTGTGCAAGTTCAACCTGCGCACATTGAGCGAGCTGGCTGCGTCGCGCACCGGTGGCCGCACGCAGCGCGAGTATCAACGCGTGATTAACGCAATGGTCGACAAAGTGCTGCTCGTACACCCGTGGGCTGAAGAGTTCCTGTTCCGCCAGCAGCGCGACTACTTCGCAGAGATCGAGGCATTCGCAGATCGCGAGTACGGTGGCAACTTGCTCAAGAAGGGCGAGCTGCTGAAGATTGTTGACAAGATGCGCAAGGAGCAGCGATGATCGAAGAGGACCGACTCAATCTGGCGCCCGAGTGGATGCAGCGGCTGGTGCGCCAACTCAACTACAAGGGCATGCCGCCCAACATCAAGCTCAGCGAGCTGATGGACTGGTGCCTGCGCAACAACTGGGAGCTCACCATGGCTCCCGCACCGAAGGACAAGAAGCTGTGAGCGACAAGGACATCACCATCGTCAAGCGAGCCATCACACTGTGGGACATCGACAACTGCCTCGCAGACGACGAGTGGCGCATCCAGTACATCGACTGGGACCATCCGGACCCGTGGGTGCGGTACCGCAACTACCACACTGTGTGCGGGTCTGACCGGGCGAAGAACCAAGGTGTGTTCGAGCACTGGCTCAAGCTCAATGCTGTGCCCGTGTTCATCACCGCACGACCGGACATCACCCGATCGATCACGCAGCTGTGGCTCAACTCAGCCTTCGGCAAGATGATGCGTGACTACAACGTGTTCGAGATCTCGTTGTACATGCGCGACAACAAGGATCACCGCAAGAGCCAGGAGCTCAAGTACGACCTGGTTCAGCAAGCACTCGCAGACCGCAATGCGCAGCCCAGCGACGTTGTTGCGGCCTTCGACGACCACGAGGAGGTGTTGGCCATGTACAGACTACGCTTCGGATTCCCGACGCACCACCTCGCCATTCATTCCACCAGTGCCTATGAAAGGAAAGCACGATGAGCGACAGCAACGAAGAAGACATCAACAGTCTGGGCATGATGATGCGCGGTCGGCCGATGATTCCGGCAAGACCCAAGCGCAAGGCCGCACCCGACTTCCTGGAAGCAGGCGCGGCCACCTACCGTGAGCGCAACAAGCTGTACGGAGACAACTACCACCACTTCGGCAAGCTGATGATGGGGCTGTTCCCGCAAGGCTTGCGCGTCGAGACCCATGATGACTGGAACCGGCTTGCGCTGGTCATCAACTGCGCAGGCAAGCTGCAACGCTACACCCAGAGCTTCACGCGCGGTGGCCATCAGGACTCGGCTCACGACCTGATGGTGTACGCTGCGATGCTCGAGGAACTCACCAAGGAAGAGAAGTGATGAGCGACATCGAACACAAGCACCGCGACATCGTCACTGCGCTGGTCAAGCCCGGCATCTTGATCGCCAACGACATGGACGGCTACAAGGCCCACCTGATGCACATGATGATCGGGCTGGCCGGAGAGGTCGGTGAGCTGATGGATGCGCTCAAGCGTCCGATCATCTACAACAAGCCCATGGATTTCGAGAACATCACCGAGGAGCTCGGCGACATCGAGTTCTATCTCGAAGGGCTGCGGCAAGGTCTCAGCATCCAGCGCGAAGCCACCCTCAAGGCAAACAGCGAGAAGCTGGCCAAGCGTTACGCCGAGATGCGCTACACCGACGAACAGGCCATTGCCAGAAAGGACAAGGTCCAATGATCGCAGACGTTCAACAATTCTTCGCTGTGGGCATGAAGCGCACCTTGCCGCAGCTGCCGCAGCCCCCTGACGGCCATCAGCTGGACCTGGGGTGCGGCAAGAACCCTGTACCGGGTGCCTTCGGCCTGGACTATCCGCTGTGGGATGGCAGCAAGGACCCGATCCCTCGGCCCGACGACTCGGTGGCCGCAGTGTATGCCATGCACTTCCTGGAGCACCTCACTGGCGAGCAAGCCATCAAGATGCTGCGCGAGATCGAGCGTGTGTTGAAGCCTGGTGGCGTGCTGTACATCTGCGTGCCACACCGCATGGCTGCGCTCGCCTATGAGGACCTCGACCACAAGAGCTACTGGTCAGAGGAGACACTCCGAGTGCTGTTCCGCAACGACTACTACACCAAGCACCGCAACCGACCGTGGCGGCTGGATGTGGTGTTCAACATGATCGGTGGAGTGAACGAGCGCAACATCGCGGTGTTCATGGCGCTGGTCAAGACCAAGGAAAGCATCGAGCCGCACGGCTATTGAGGAGCACAACATGACCATCGGTGCAATGATCAAGCGCATCGCCGGGTTGGCCGGCACCAAGGACGTCTCCGACTGGGAGGACGAGTTCATCACCAGCATCGTTCATCGCTCGCACAACGGCGATGACACCACCAAGCTCAGCGAGCGACAGATTGCTGTTGTCGAGCGCATCTTCAACAAGCACTTCTCCGGTTGATCAACCATGATCGTCGTAGGAGCGCTGCCCGAGCCCAGTGGACCCAACCCTCAACGCAGCAAGTTCTATGTCGAGGTGGCTGCAGCCTTTGAGTTCCTGGCAGCCTGGTACACCCTTCCCGCCGAGCAGCAAGCCCAGCTGCGCGCAGCCCTGCACGGAGCGATCTCGGCTGCGACTGCGGGCCAACCCCCAAGCGAGCCGGAAAGTCGGCCCGTAGCTCGTTCTAGTGGGCCGGCAAGCCGGTCCTAGGAGCCCAAACCATGCCCCTTCAGGCGATTCTCTTCGACTTCGAGACCACCGGGCTCACGCTTCACCCCGAGGCCGAGCTCCGCAAGCAGCCGCACGCCATCGAGTTTGGTGCGGTGCTGATGTCGCTCGATGATGGCACCATCACCGAGGAAGCCAGCATCTTGATCAATCCGGGCATCCCCATCTCGGAGGAGATCACCAAGATCACCGGACTCACCGACGCTGATGTGGCCGATGCGCCTAGCTTTGTCCAGGTGCTGCCGCAGCTGCGCAGGATGTTCGCAGAAGCCCACTGCGCCGTTGCGCACAACCTTCCCTTCGACCGAGCCATCCTGCGTGGTGAGCTCGCGCGTGCTCAGGTGACCGACTTCCCGTGGCCGCAGCGTGCTGTGTGCACTGTCGGACTGTACAAGGACCAGTGGGGGCGCAACCCGCGACTGACCGAGCTGTATGCTGCGGTGATGGGCAAGCCCCTGGCTCAGACCCACCGCGCACTCGACGACGTCAAGGCCATGGTCGAGATCGCCATCAAGGAACAACTGTGGGAGGTGTTCGTATGAGCTTGCCCCAACTGCGCGTGCGCACCGAGTTCACCTTCCGCCACACCTTCGGGCCTTGTGCGCGCGTGGCGCGTGCCTGCGCAGACCTAGGCGCACCAGCTGCGGCCATCGTCGATCCGGACACATGGGGTCACGTGCGCTGGCTCAATGCCTGCACCAAGGCCGGCATCAAGCCCATGTTCGGCACCGAGTTCTCTGTCAAGCACCACGACGGCAAGTCGCCCGTCGCATGGGTGCTGGCTGAGCAGGACCGCGTGGCCGACTTCTACAAGTTCAGCAGCGCCATCCGCCACGACAAGGCCAGCCCACTCAAGTTGATCGGCGAGCGTCGACCGGGCATCGTGTTCGCCGGGGCTGCGCTCGATGACTCCGAGTTGTTCGACTACATCGACGTCAACCCTGCATCACCACTTCAACGTCGGCGAGCGCTCGCGCTGCACAAGCGCACAGGCAAGCCCCTCGTGGTGACCAGCGACAACAGCTACCCCAAGCAGTCCGACTACGGTGCGTTCATGGCGCTGGCCGCACGTGAGCGTGCAACGCCACAGTGGGTGCTGAGCGAGCAAGAGCTGCGCGCGGCCATGCCCGAGCTCGATGATGAGTTGTGGGCCGCAGCAGTGCGGTGGACTCATGAGGCTGCCGAGCGCACAGCGAACACGCTGCGCAAGTGCCCCATCATCCACTTTGATGGCGACCTGCGTGCGCTCACGCTGGCGGGCAAAGCAGAGCGCATCAAGCTCGGCCATATCGACAACTGGACCGACGAGTACGAGCAGCGCATGCTGCGTGAGCTCGACATCATCCATGAGAAGAAGTTCGAGAGCTACTTCTTGGTGGTGTCAGACCTTGTGCAGTGGGCCAAGCAGCGCATGCTCGTCGGCCCAGGGCGTGGCTCGTCGGCCGGGTCGCTGGTGTGCTACCTGCTGCGCATCACAGAGGTCGATCCGCTGGTGCACCATCTGTTGTTCGAGCGATTCATCGATCTGACCCGCAGCGACCTGCCCGACATCGACATCGACTTCAGCGACACCAAGCGCGAGCAGGTGTTCGAGTATCTGGCCGAGCGCTATGGCAAGGAGCACGTTGCGCGCATCGGCAACGTCAACACCCTCAAGCCTCGCAGCGTGATGGCCGAGGTCGGCAAGCGCATGGGCATCCCGCCTGCGGAGACCTTCCCGGTGATCAATGCGCTGATCGAATACAGCTCTGGCGACACCCGGTACGGCAACGGGCTGGCCGACACGCTGGAGACCACAGACGCTGGTCGTCACTTCATGAGCAAGTACCCAGCCGCCAAGGTGATGGGCGACTGCGAGGGCCATGCTTGGCACACTGGTGTGCACGCTGCTGGCGTCATCGTGTCGAACGAGCCCGTCATCGAGTACTGTACGGTGGGTGCTGATGGTGTTGCGCACATCGACAAGCCAGACGTTGATGTGCTGGGGCTGCTCAAGATCGATGCGCTCGGGCTGCGCACGCTGGGTGTGATCGAAGATGCTGGTGTGGTGACAGGCGACCAGCTGTATGCCTTGAAGCTGAACGACCCTGCGGCCTTCGATGTGCTCAACAAGCGCAACTACGCTGGCGTGTTCCAGTTTGAAGGGCAGTCGCAGCGCTCTGTGTCGGCGCAGGTCAACATCAACAGCTTCGACACCATCGACCACATCACCGCCATCTCCCGTCCAGGTCCGCTGGGTTCTGGTGCGGCAGCTGCGTATGTGCGACGGGCCGATGGCCGCGAGAAGGTGTCGTACATGCACCCAACGATGGAGGCCTACCTCGATCGCACGCTCGGGCTGGTGCTGTACCAGGAGCAGGTGATGCGCATCGTGCGCGAGCTTGGTGGCTTCAGCTGGGAGGACACGACGACCATCCGCAAGGGCATGAGCGCACGCAAGGGCGAAGAGTACTTCAACCGGCTGCGCGACAAGTTCATCGCCGGGTGCCTAGCCAACGCCATCACCGAGGAGCGTGCGGCCGAGATCTGGAACCAGATCAAGACCATGGGTGGCTGGGCGATGAACGCAAGCCACACTTGTGCCTACAGCATCATTGCGTACTGGTGCTCATGGATGAAGGCTCATCACTCCATGGCCTATGCCGCAGCGTGCCTGCGCAACGCCAAGGACGACCTCCAGGTGTACGAGGTGTTGCGCGAGCTAGACCGACAAGGCATCGGCTATGTGTCCTTCGACATCGAGCGCAGTCAGGTCAATTGGCAAGTCATCGACGGCCAGCTGGTGGGTGGGTTCTTGAACTTGGTGGGCTTCGGTGAAGCCAAGGCTGTCGAGGCTGTCGAGCACCGACGCTTGGGCACCATGACCGACAAGCTGCGCAAGAAGATCGAGAAGGCTGAGGTGCGGTACGAGTTGCTGTACCCGCTCAAGACCAAGTACGTAGACCTCTACAGCAACCCCGAGAATCACGGGTGCCGCAGGGGCAGCCGGGTGCTCACTGTGGAGGAATTCCCTGACGAGGGCGAGGTGCTGTTCGTGGCCACACTGCAGAGCAAGGAGCGTCGTGACGAGAACGAAGCTGTGCGCCTTGCGCGGCGCAACGGCAAGCGTCGCACCGGCCAGACGCTGTTCGCCGATCTGTGGGTGCTGGACGACTGCGGTCTTCCCATCCTGGCGCGCATCGAGCGTTGGGACTACGAGCCACTCGGGCGCATCGCCGTTGAGCGTCTGGAGGCCGAGAAGGATGTGCTGCTGATCCGTGGCGAGCGCATCAAGGGCTACCCAATGGTCAAGATCAAGAAGCTGCGTTGCCTCACCAACCCTCAAGCACTGGAGTCATGATGCGCAAGAAGGAACAGCGTCTGTGGGATCGCACCAAGAGTGCGTTCGACAAGCACAGCATGTGGTACGAGCGTGTGGAGAACATGGTGGGTGTGGGCACACCAGACCTTCATGTGATGGGTCGCAGAGCTGTGATGATAGAGCTCAAGGCTGTCGATGTGATCCCTGCGCGGCCGACGACCCCACTGCTCGGCAAGAGCGACGGTCTGAGCGTTGAGCAGGAGAATTGGCATCACGCATACTGCAATGCTCGCGGACTGAGCTTTGTGTTGATTGGCATAGGCAGCCACGAGCAGATCTTGATGCCGGGTACGATGTCCTTCGACATCAACAAGCTTCCGCACGACGACCTGATCGCAACGTGTTGCGCCTTCGGCAACAGGAAGACGGGCTGGGAGCCCATCATCACCTACCTCAAGACGGAAACCTGATGAAGACCAAACCAATGGCCCACCAAGCCGAGGCTCTGCGCCTGATGAATGGCCGCGCGTACTTCGGCCTGTTCATGGAGATGGGCACCGGCAAGACCTGGACCTTCCTCGCGGATGCGGAGCGTCTGTTTGGTGCTGGCAAGATCGACGCAATGGTGATTGTCGCACCCAAGGGTGTGCACACCAACTGGATCACGCGAGAGATCCCAGCCCACTTGGAGGTTGACCACGTGGCTGTGGCCTACCGCAGCGGCGCAGGCAAGCGCGAGCGCCAGCGCATGGAACAGCTGTTCAAGCCACGCGACATTGGCGACCCGATCAAGCTGCGCATCCTGGCCATCAACATCGATGCGCTCGGGTACAAGTCTGGCATGGACTTTGCGATGCGCTTCATCAACAGCGCGGCCCACGTGCTCACTGTGGTGGATGAGTCGGACACCATCAAGAACTCCAAGGCAGGCCGCACCAAGGCAGTGATGCGCTTGGGCCATCATAGCGCATATCGTCGCATCGGCAT